ATCTCCACGGATGTGACCTGGCGCAAGACGAAAGAGGCGAAGAAGGCGCCCCCGGAATACTATCTGAACTGGTACGTCCGGTCGCAGAAGGGGCTGGAGGCGCTGTTCAAGCTGCTCTCCGTCGCGAACGATGACGCGCATTTCTATGAGCATGCGAAGCTGTCGCTCCAAGACGTCTTAGAAGCGCTCGACAGTCTCACTTGCAATGATGTCGCTTTGACGTCTAGCGACGCGCTCAGTGTCGTTTCGCAGTCTAACGCGTCAGAGATATTGCGCGAAATTTCATCGCGCTCAGCGACGCTTAAAACGCATCTACAGCTGATCCCCGCTGCGACGCCGCTCTATGACACGCTCAATATTCGCGCGATCAAGCTGGCAGAGGAGCTGGGCCTGCCCACGCTCGTCACCTACCCGACCTTCTATCGCAGCGGCGAGGCCGACTTCCAGGAGATCATGGGCGCGGTCTCGCGCAACGTGAAGGTGTCGGACCCGTGGCACTACTCGCAGCACCTGCGCGACTTCCACCCCTACAGCGACCGCCAGCTAATCGATCTGGTGCAGAAGACGGTGACGCGGCTCAAGGCGCGCGGCTGCAGCAACGCCGGCAGCATGTTCAAGGCGGGCCTCTTAGAGACGGAGCGCTTCGCCGACGCCGTCACGTTCGAGTGGTCCAAGGCCCCGGTCAGCCTGCCGGTCATGGCGGCGGACGAGAACGCCACCTTGGTCGCGGCATGCAAGGTGGGCTGGGCGCAGCGCTTCAGCGGCGACCCGGTGTTCGGCTACGTGCCGAGCGGCCCGGACCTCGTCAACAAGTATCTCCCGCGGCTCAAATACGAGCTCAAGGTTCTCAAGGATCTCAACTTCGCGGGCTACTTCCTGCTCGTGCAGGATATCGTTCAGTGGAGTAAGAAGAATGGCATTGCTGTTGGGCCTGGTCGTGGCTCTGTCGGTGGTTCTCTTGTTGCGTTTCTGCTGGGAATTACAGAGTGCGACCCGATACGATTTGGCCTTCTTTTTGAGCGATTTATCAATCCTGGGCGCCTGGATCTACCTGACGCTGATCTTGATTTTATGTCCGAACGGCGCGGCGATGTCATCGCCTATATCACTGATAAATGGGGTGCCGACAAAGTCGCCGGTATCAGCAATTATGGAGTTCTGCGCGGAGCCTCCGCGATCCGTGACGTCAGCCGCGTCTTCGGACTTCCTGAAAGCTATTACGGCTGCTCCAAGTTCGTTCCAAAAGAGCATGGGCAACCCGTAGACCTGGACGTCGCCGTCGAGAAGGTCGCGGAGATCGCCAAGTTCCGCGACAGCAACCCGCAGCTGTGGAAGGTCATCGCCGGCCTCGAAAGCAAGATGCGCTCCTACGGCCGCCACGCTGCCGGCATCGTCGTCAGCGGGGTGCCCTTGACCGAGCGCGCCGTGGTCGAGCGACGATCGGGCGAGCCGACGGTCAACTGGGACAAGCGCGTCGTCGAGGAGCAGGGCCTGGTCAAGATGGACATCCTGGGCCTGTCCACGCTCGATCTCATGGTCAAGGCCTGCGACTATATCTGGCGCCGGCATACCAAGCGCATCGACCTCAACACCATCCCGCTCGATGACCCCAAGGTGCTCAAGGCATTCGCGGACGCCAAGACCACCGGCGTGTTTCAGTTCGAGGGCGCGGGTATGAAGAAGATGCTGCGCGAGCTCGGGCGCGGCAGCGGTCTCACGTTCGAGGAGATCGCCGCCGTCACCGCGCTCTATCGGCCGGGCCCGATGGATACGGAAGAGCATCTGCGCTTCATCGACCTCAAGCACGGGCTGGAGGTGGTCAGCTACGACCACCCCAAGATGGAGGCGGCGCTTGCCGATACCTACGGCGTCATGACCTACCAGGAACAGGTCATGCAGCTGACCCGCGATCTCGCCGGCTTCACCTTCACCGAAGCCGACAACGTCCGCAAAGCCATGGGCAAGAAGGACAAGGACAAGATGGCCTCGATCCAGCCCAAGTTCGTCGAGGGCTGCGCGACGCACAGCGCCATTCACGAGGAGCTGGCGAACACGATCTGGGAGAAGATGGTGACGTTCGCCGGCTATGGCTTCAATAAGAGCCACGCCATCGAGTACACGCTGATCTCCTATCAGTCGATGTGGCTGAAGGTGAACTACCCGGTCGAGTTCTTCGCCGCGGCGCTGACCATCCTCAAGGAGGAGAAGCTCGAGGGCCTGGTCGCCGACGCGGCGGGTCACGGCATCACCATCGTGCCACCCGACATCAACAACTCATCGGGTGAGTTCGAGATCCTCAACGATACCCTGCTGGCGATCCCCTTCAACCGCTGCAAGGGCATCTCCGACAACACCACCAACGCGATCCTGGCCGCCCGGGCAGCAGGCCCGTTCACCTCTAAGGCTGACTTCCTGGCGCGCGTCGAGAAGCGGAAGTGCAACGTCAAGCACCAGGACATCCTGGAGCGCGTCGGCGCCTTCTCGCGCATCGAGCCGCACACGCTGCCGGCGCTGCACGACGATCGGCTGGTGGATCAGCGCGAGCTGCTGCCGGGCCTGGTCTCGACCGTGCTGCCGGTGTCGCGCGACATGGATATCGACAAGCATGCCCGCGATCTGTTGTCCGAATTGTGTAATGAGATTGCGGACAAGCACTGCACCGAGGGCATCATCTGCAAACCCTCGCTGGTCGGCGCCAAGCCGAAGCCGAAGTTCGTGGTGATCACCGACTGCCCGACCTGGGCCGAGGAGGCAGAGGGCCAGATCGGCACGGGTCAGACCTTCGGCTACATCTCCGAGGCGCTCGACGAGGCGGGCCTGGTGCGCGCCGATGCCTACTGGACCGCCCTGCTCAAGCGCAAGAAGGAGGGCAAGGTGGTCGAGCCGGAGGAGATCAACACCTACCTGCCCTATCTCAAGCGCGAGCTGGAGATCCTCAAGCCGCCGCTGATCCTGGCGCTGGGCAGCTCGATCGCCAAGCTGTTCATGCCCGACATCAAGGGCAACGTGATCGAGTTCGCCGGCCGCGCCGTCTACAGCAAGGAAATGGACTGCAACATCATCTGCGGCTTCAACCCGGCGCAGATCGCCTTCGACGCCGACAAGCAGGATCTCCTCAACGCGGTGTTCCAGCGCGTCGCCGAACTTATCCCCTAAGATCAGTCAAGATTGAGTGATCCCTAACGGAAAACGCTATAGTGAAACAGACATCATACGAGGTGCGAAATGCCTGCCATTGAAGTGAAGACCTACATCGACGCCGACCAGCTCAGACGCGACGTCGCCATCAACGAGAACGACCTGTCGAGCGCGATGTCCACCCAGGCGTCCCTGTTCACCTATTACAGCGAGCTCAACGTCAGGGCGAAGCGCCAGGTCAACAACCTGGAGCTGCTGGTCGAGATCGCCGAGGGCAAGGCGGCGAAGAAGCTGCGCGAGCAGGCGGTCTCGCTGGGCGAGAAGCCGGTGCAGGCGCGCATCGATAAGGAAGTCCTGATCGACTCCTCGGTCATCCAGGCCAAGCGGGCGCTCAATGAGGCCAAGCATGTCGCCTCGCTGTGCCAGGCCGCGGTCGATGCGCTGCGTCAGCGCCGCGACATGCTGGTCCAGATGGGCAACGACCGGCGCGAGGATAAGAAGGGCGAGCTGCGGATCATCGAGAACGAGAACTACCGCACGGCGCTGGAGTCCAAGAAGCAGCTGGCGCTGGAGGTCGCGGGCCGGTGAAGACCGTCATTCACGTCAATCAGCACCACATCCGCGCCAACAAGAAGGACGGCGGCGACCGCCCTCCCCTCACCGTCAAGACCTACTGCAACAACACCAAGGCGCACGAGGTCCAGCTCACCGGCCCGGCCAAGGTCGTCTACCACCCGGACGATCCCCTGCCCTGCGGCGCGCGCTGCTGGGTCGAGACTGAGTCCCCGGTCATCGTCGTGCGATAGGGAAATCATTCCCCTAGCGAAATATATCAAGCTCACTTTAGCGAAAGTGCTATAATGTGAGCAGAGCAAACGATACATGAGACTGCGGTCTCACCTCCCCAACCCGCTCTAACAGAAAGGTTATTATGGCTCTCTCCAAAGAAATGCTCGCGCTGCTCGAAGCCAAGAAGGCGAAGATCGCAGCCCGCTCCGGCGAAAAGGCGGTGCGGCTGAAGCCGGGCAAAAACCGCATCCGCATCTATCCTTCCAAGGACCCCAACGACCCGCAGTGGTGGGCTGATTTCGGCCAGCACTGGATCAAGGGGCCTGACGGCAAGGTCATTGCTGTCATCGGCTGCAGGCACGCCGCGTTCGACGAGCCCTGCGAGACCTGTGACACGATCAGCGCTGCCATCACCGGCGTCACCGACGACGAGACGATGAAGCTCCTGGTCGAGGCAAAGAAGGTGCCGCGCCGCGTGCTTGTCGTCGCCGCGCATCGTCTGTCCGATCATCCCGACAAGCCGGTCATCACCGAGCTGCCGTCGACCGTGTTCACGTCGATCCTGAACACGATCATCCAGTATGCCGACGAGTTCGGCGACGTGCTGGACATGACCAACGGTCTCGACTTCATCATCGAGAAGACCGGCAGCGGCATGGACACCGACTACTCGACCATGCCCGCCCCGACCGCGACGCCCGCACCCAAGGCGGTGCTGGTCGATCTGCCCGACCTGAAGGCCTACGTTCAGCAGGAAGGTCAGTTCGAGATCAACAAGGCGAAGATGATCGCCGCGGTCTCGAAGCTCAGCGGTGAGCCGCCGCTCATCGGTGCGCCGGTCTCGCGCACTGCGCTGACCGGCCCGTCGACGGCGGCGAAGAAGTCGGACCCGGTGGTGATCGAAAATGAGCCGCGCGCACTGCCGGCCGATGTCGAGGCGGATGAAATCCCCGCCTTCGCATCCGGCAAGGGTGGCCCGGCGCCGGAGGTTGCGGAGATGAACGCGGCCGCCGAGAAGGCGAAAGCGGAGCGAGCTGCGCGTGTCGCTGCGGCGAAGGCGGCCCTGGCCGCTGCCGAAGCGGAAGAGGCGTCGCTCGACGCCGAGGTCGCTGCGATGGAACCGACGGTTCCGGTCACCGAACCGGCAGCAGCCGGTGGCGACAACATCGACGCGCTGTTGGACCAGCTCGAACTCGAAGACTGATCCTCACGAAACGGGCGGCAGGGCTGTCTCTGCCGCCCGCTTTGTCTCTGCACGCGAGGAAACATGCGCGGTTATCTGATCATCGACGGCAACAGCATCGGCTTTGCCGCACACAACACCACCAAGCTGGTCTCCGGCGGTCAGGAGGTGCAGGCGGTCTTCGGCGTCCTGCGCACCATCCGCCAGCTCTATGCCCGCTATGCTCACCTGCAGCCGATCGTGCTGTGGGACGGTGGCGACAATTGGCGCAAGGCGGTCTATCCGACCTACAAGGCGCATCGCGACGCCAACCCAAAGCAGGCGAAGGTCCGCGAAGCCTATCGCAAGCAGCGCCCGCTGATCGCGCGGATGCTCAAGACGCTGGGCGTCTGGCAGATGGCAGCTGCGAACATGGAGGCCGACGATCTCGCCGGCATCATGGTGCAGCGGGCCAAGCGCGACGGTCGCAAGGTCATCCTCATCAGTGGCGATCAGGACTGGCTGCAGCTGGTCCATGAGGACTGCACCTGGTTCGATCCCATCCGCGACGACACCGTCACTCTGCGGAACTTCGAGAAGTTCACCAACCCGGGCGACGCCGAGGAAATCGCTGCCGGCAAGACCTTCGGCTACAAGACGCCTCGCGCCTTCCTCGAGGGCAAGGCTCTACAGGGCGATAGCGGCGATCTTGGCCCCGGCAGCGGTGTCGGCGGCATTGGTAAGAAGGGTGCGTCGAAGCTGCTCGCGCAGTTCGGCAGCGTCAGCAACTTCTTCGAGGTCATGAACCGAGAGGAAACGCCCCCTATCGTACCAAAAGCCTGGTCGGATTTCGGGCTTGATCCGGTCAAGGTCGATATCTTTCATCGCAACATGGGCCTGATGCAGCTGCCCTCGCCCACGGCACCGCTGCCCGTCCGCATGACCCTCAACAAGGGCAACCTCGATCTCGAGGCGTTCACAGACTTCTGCGCCGAGTTCGCATTCAACTCGGTGCTGAAGGATCTCGCCACCTTCATTCAACCTTTTCAGCCGCTGCAGGAGGCAGCATGAGAAAGCGCACCGAAGACGAATTCAAGGCTCTGATCAGCCGCCTGACTAACAGCGCAGCCAGTCAGATCCGTCAGATCGCCCGCGAGGTGGCGCTGCGACCTGAGCTGATGACATCGGATCATCAGACCCGGGTGATCGGCTATCTACAGACGGCGCTGACCGAGACCGATAACACGCTGACCGCCCTAGTCGGCTCACGACAGTCGGTCATTCAGGGCTTCGATCTGGAGACCTATGAGCCGCCCGCCGAGGTCCCTATCCCGCCAGCGTCACGCCCGCGTCAGCCGGTCACGGCGTCCGTCGGTCTGCCGGCCGGCGCCAAACTCTACGACCCCAACGCATCATCCAAATCCGCCGAATCCGACGACTTTGGTGTCGGCTTCGTCGATCTACCCGCAGAAGGCTAAGGAGAAATCATGACAAGTTCACTAGACGACATCGCCAAGGCGCTCGCCGGCGTCACGGGCGGCAACGATGAGGAGAGCACCGTCTCTCACTTCCTGTCGACCGGCTTTGAGCCGCTCGATTACGCGCTGTCGAGCCGGTATATTGACGGCGGTCTGCCTGACGGCCGCATCATCGAAATCTTCGGCCCGCCCTCGTCGGGCAAGACGGCGATCTTCAACGAGGTGATGAAGGACGCCCAGCGCAAGGGCGGTCTCGCCGGCTTCAACGATCACGAGCGCTCCTTCGATCAGCGCCAGGGCGCATCGACGGGGCTGAGCCTTCACCCGGGGCAGTTCATCTACAAGAAGCCGCGGACGTTCGAGGAGTCTATTGATCTGGCGATCGAGACGGCGATGTTGGTCCGTGCCAAGGGCCTGATTCCCGACACGTCTCCCATCGCCTGGGGCTTCGACAGCCTAGCCTCGATGGTGCCGCAGTCCAAGCTGCTCGTCGCCAAGCCGAAGAAGGGCGAGAACGACGTCCGCAAGATCACGTCCTACAACATGCACGACAACTATGCGCTCGGCAAAGCCACCAGCGCCGCCTTCCCGGCCTTCGCGCAGATGTGCGAGGAGCTCAACATGACGGCGGTGTTCCTCAACCAGCTCAAGCTGAAACCCGGCGTCACCTATGGCGATCCGGTCACGACGCCGGGCGGTGAGGCGCCGAAGTTCTTCGCCTCCATTCGCATCCAGCTGGGCGCGCAGAAGATTAAGCGCGGCGAGGGCGACGACGCGGTGATTGTGGGCCAGCTGGTCGGCTGCCGCGTGGTTAAGAACAAGATCACCCGCCCGTTCCAGAAGGCGAAGTGGCGGTTCATGTTTAACGACGACGGTACGGGCAGCTTCGATACGGTCGGCTCGATGATCGAGTTCCTGGACGAGCAGAAGCTGCTGGAGAAGGCCGGCAACTACATCGTCTGGGAGGGTAAGAAGCTCTACGCCTCGCAGCTCTCCGAGAAGATCAAGGCCGAGGGCTCCTATCAGAAGTTGCGTGATCTGCTGCCGGCGAACCACGAACCCACCGTCTCCATCCCGGAAGAGGGTGATGTTGAAGCGGAGGCGGCATAATGGCCTGGGTTCGGATCGATGAGAAGGACGCCAGCTTGTTGCTGGCGTCCGGGGCGGCGATCTCGGACAAGCTGCGCGAGGATCTCGAAAATATCGGCGAGCCGCGCGACCC